TTAAAAGACAATAAAATTCGTTATGTAAAAGAGTTTTCTTCCTACGACGACAAGAAAGTCTCTAGTGCTATTATAAACAAAGTCATCCTTTGGTATGAACATGAGCTCACTAACCAATTCAACAGCAAGGACAACAAGAACAAAACAAAGGAGCAAGTGGTAAGAAACTTTGTTTTATCGATGGGTTTTTTGAGAATTAAAGACGATGATTTTTTGGTACCATTGAATCCTGCTGTCTTTTTCAACAAAAAGACAGCAATTGATTTGCTTAGTCGATCTATTGCTTGATCTCCCACCGTGGAGGAACCTGCCTTAGACCCTCAACAAAGACAATAAAATTAATTATGTAAAATAGTAAGAGGTAAGTATTAATAATGATGAGTATTAAAAACAAAGGAGGAAGACCTCTAAAATTTAAATCACCGGAAGAACTTCAACAGAAGATTGATGAATTTTTTGATAAAACACCACTATTAGAGCAAACAGTAACAGGTTTAGCATTACACCTTGACACATTTAGAGATGTATTGTGTGACTATCAAGAAAAAGATGAGTTTTCCAACACAATAAAAAGAGCAAAACTCAGAATAGAGCATGCTTACGAAAAAAGAGGCATGGAAAAAGGGGGAGCTTTCGACATATTTAGACTTAAAAACATGGGATGGGTAGACAAGCACGAAACAGACCTAACCAGCAAAGGAGAAAAAATATCAAATGAAACTAAGGTAATATTTGAAGATGGAACTAAAAAAAATTAAAGTATATTTAAAAGAGAAGCTTTGTCTCTTTTTAAGAGGGCATATTTATTATTGTCCAATATGCAAAGAGCCTGCTGTATCTACAGCCAAGACGCCTTTAATCAAAAGATTCGGATCTTGTTCAATGTTGGTTTGCTCTAATTGTTCTAATGAAGCAAAAAAAATAAATAACAAAAAAATACTAAAAAAAATAAAAAAAGCAAAAAAAGAAAAAAGATTAATAATCGGACAATGTCCAGACAATATAAAAAAAACATACGGATCATTTTATCCAGAGGCGATAATAACATTTGAAAGAGGAAAAGAAGGTAAAACGTATCTGGAAATGAAAAAAGGAAGCAAGAACAATTTCATAGAAAAGCTTTTAAAAAATCAGACCGAAGAATGGAACTAAGAGCAAACAAAATATACAAACCACTCTTCACAGAAAAGCCAAGATATATAATTTGTATGGGAGGGAGAGCAAGCGGAAGAAGTTACGCCGCTAGCCAATATGCACTACTACATCTCACTACTGATAAATACTTCCGAGGGGCAATAATGAGATTTGTGCTAGGAGATATTAGAAATTCAATATTTCAGGAAATAAGAGACAGGATAGAAGAGCAAGAACTTGATAATGAAATAAAAATAACAGACCATCTCTTAAGCTTTGAATATGGAGATAACAAAATAAACGGCATAGGATTTAGAAAATCAAGTGGAGACCAAAAAAGCAAACTAAAGTCACTGGCTAATTATAACTGCGTTATAATTGAGGAGGCTGATGAGGTAAACGAGGAAGACTTTCAGCAACTCGATGACTCATTGAGAACCAAGAAAGGAGACATCACCGTTATACTCTTACTTAACCCACCGGATAAGAATCACTGGATAGTAAAAAGGTGGTTTAACTTAATACCGTCAGGAATAGAAGGTTTTTATAAAACAGAATTAAAGGAATCAGAAAAAGACACGGTTTTTATTCATGGAACCTATCACGACAACGAAGTAAACCTAAATCAGAAAACAGTAGAAAACTTCGAGAGATACAAACAAAGGAACTCAGACCACTACTACAATATGATTCAGGGATTAGTAAGCGAGGGCGCAAGGGGTAGAGTATTTAAAGATTGGAAAATATTTAATGATTTTGAGAGCTTGCCTTATAAAAGCTTTTATGGACTAGACTTTGGCTTCTCAAATGATCCAGCCGCACTGGTAGAGATAAAACAACACAACGACAAAATATGGCTTAGAGAACTTATATATGAAACTGGGCTAACGAATCAGGCATTATCAAGAAGATTAAAAGAGCTAGGACTAACAAGTAGTGATCAAATCTTTGCAGACTCAGCAGAACCTAAGTCTATCGAGGAATTAAGATTGGAAAACTGGAATGTAGAGCCAGCACCTAAGGGAGCGGACAGCATAAGAGCTGGAATCGATATTTTATTAAGCAAAGAGATTCATTATACCGAACCAAGTACAAACATAGCTTTGGAAACACAAAACTACAAATGGGCATTAGATAAGAACAAAGAACCAACCAACAAACCAATTGACGAATGGAATCATTTAATGGATGCCACAAGATACGGAGTCTATGCAAATAGCAAAAAAGCATTCGTTGGGTTTGTTTGATCTCCCCCCGTGCAGCAACCACACTAAACTATAATGGTTAAGGCATTTTTAAAAATGGAAAAATTAACAGAAAAAAAGGTTGACACTGAAAAACTAAAAAAAGAAGAGCTTATAAAAAAACTCGAGAATATAGAGAATCTTAGGAGCGGAATTACTGATGCTGAGAATTGGCACATGGACGCCGACGATTTACTACTAGAATACATTAACGACAAAGACATAGAAAAAGCATTTAACAATGTAAAGAGGTGGTATGCATAAAAAAAGAATTTCAAAAAAATGAATAAAAAAGGAGAAAAATACAAACAAGATACAAACAAAAGATTTAAGGAATTTTTAATAGAAGGGAAGAAAATGAGAGAAAAGATTAATTCTTTTTTTGGCGAAAATATCGTAGAAGAAAGGCCAACTTTCTCAAAGGAGGCGGTGCTAGAAAGGAAAATGAGGCTAGGAATTGAGCATAAGCTTTATGATCTAGACGAAAGCGAACACGAAGAATTTGCAATTTTAACTTTAAAAGAAGAGTTACTTTAAATGAACAAAGATAAAATAAAAACACAATTAGAAAAGATTGCTGAGAATGTTAAGTTTGGAACTGTGACCGTTGTTTATACTGTAAGCAGAGGAAAGATAGTTAAAGCAGTAGTTAAATACACAGAGAATCAAGAATTACTTGACTAAAAGCATTGTTGTGATAAAATAAGACAAATGAAAGAGCAAAGATTAAAAAAGATGCTTGAGGAACATGGATTATTAAGCAAAACCAGAAAGCAAATTAAGCTTTATAAGAAAATCATTGTCCAAAGACTGGCAAACAAAAAAGACTGGATAATAATAGACGGAGTTTTGTTTAGAATACAAAAAAACAAGAACTTAGTTAGAGAAAACTTGAAAACTTAGTTTTTATAAACAAGGAGACACAACGTTACAGATTTAAATATCTGTAGACCAATGAGGTACTCTTGGTTGTTGACTCCTGCTTTATCAAAATTAAATAGACCTTATACGGATCAAACCGATAAAGGATTAACCCACCACGGGCTTATTCTTTATCGGTTTTTTTATGTTCAAGACACTAGGAAAAATAAAAAATTATATATCATCTTCGCTTTACTCAAGCGCTTCAATCTTCTCTTTTTCTAAGTACAAAAGAAAAACATCACCACAAGATTTAATGAATGCTTACTTGATGTCTTTGTATGTAAACAAAGCATTGAACGTAAGAGCGCAGAGCTTATCAGAAATTGAATTCGTAATTAAAAAAGGAGAAAAAGAAGTTGAGAACCATCAATTACTAGAATTATTCGAAAAACCAAACAAAGCGTTTTCAGGGAAAGAGTTTTTTAGAATGTATCAGAAGTATATGGATATTTATGGGGAGGTTTACATCTTATTAGACAAAGAACTACAGATTGGAGGAAAAAACAAGGTTAATGAAATGGTATTGCTGAAGAGCGACATGGTAGATCCGTACTTTGATAAAAAAACAGGAGAGTTAGTAAAAATAGACTACAAAACACCAGAAGGAACGACAACATATCCAGCTGATGAAATAATCTTTGCTAGAAATCCAAGTCCAAAAAACCCGCTAAGAGGGGAGTCATTACTTTATGCTGGAAGCGGTCAAATAGACACATCCATTCAAATAGATGAATATCACGCAAAAATACTTGAAAACGGCGGAAAGGTAGAAGGAGTTTTCACTTTCAAAAATAGCCTGACTGGAAACCAGCTAACTGAAATAAAAGAACAATACCAGAAAGAATATGGCAACGCTAGCAAAGCTGGATTGCCAATGTTTCTAGGCGGAGACACTGGATACATAAATACAGGATTAAGTCCAACAGAACTGTCATACTTGCAAACAAAGCAAGCAATTTTTGATGACATGCTTGTTATGACAGGAGTTCCACGAGTTCTAATGAGCAAAGGATCAGAAGAGACTTTTTCTAATGCTGACGCTTCAATCAGGGTTTATCAAAGCGAGACAGTAAAGAAAATGATGACGTCTCTAGTGGATGTTTTGAGTGTTCTTGTAGAAGAAGGCGAAGAACTTACTTTTGTAGACCCAACACCAGAAAATAAAGAAGAAAAAAGAAAAGACATTGAGACTGGTATCAAAAACTATGTGATTACACCAAATGAAGCAAGAGAAATGCTTGGATTAGAGCCATTAACTGAGGGAGACAACTTATTGGCTCCGATGAATATTATGCCTATTGAAGGGAGAAATGAACCGCAAGAAATAGAAAAGCAAAAAAGCTTAACTAAATCACCGGCATGCAGACAGGAAGGAGAAACAAAAGAGGAATGTGTTTCAAGGAAGATTCCTGAATTAATTAAAGAAGGCTACACGCAAGACCAAGCAATAGCAGTAGCAAATAGCCTGTGTAGCACAGTCTGTAAGATTTCAAGGCATCCATTAAGAAGTAGAGCAAAAAGAGAAGTTTACCATGCCTTATGTATGAAAAGGCTAGATAAAAGACAAGAGCAGTTTGAAAAGGCTTTAAGGAAATATTTTAAAGACCAAGAAAAAAGATTGCTTGACAGCATGATTGCTCAAAAACATTTTAGAAAAAAAGACTTATTCGAAGAGATTTTTGTTTTAGGAGTTGAAATAGAATTAGCCAGAAGAACATTGATGCCAGTGTTAGAAGAAATGATGATAGAAGCTGGAGAAGAATCAAAAGAAGTCTCTGGTTCAGATTGGGACTTTCTTGTAACTGCAACAATGACAGCATGGCTAAGCACTAAAGTTGATTTCTTTACTAGACAAATAAATGAAACAACCTTTGACATCCTGAGAAGAGAATTAAAAGAAAGCTTAGACAAAGGAGAAAGTAGAAAAGAGCTAATGGATCGAGTAAAGAATAAGTACAAGGATTTTTCTGAAACAAGAATAGACACCATAGCAAGGACTGAGGTTCATGCAGTAACTCAATACGGGACTTTTCAAGGATACCAGCAAGCCAGCCTAGCAACCAAGGTATGGGTATGGGCACCGGGACTAAAGGGAGGCGTAAGAGAAAACCACGTTGCTATGGATGGTCAAGAAGTGCCAATTAATACAACTTTTAGTAATGGTTTAATGTTTCCGGGAGATCCAGTCGGCTCACCAAGCGAAACGGTGAACTGTCAATGTTTTATCTAATTTTATGAAACGATTTTATCAACTCACCAACAAATCTTTTTCAAACGAGAAAGTAAAAACTCATAAAGAACTTTGGGAAAAAGTTAAAGGAGAACACGAGGGATTTTCAGCTTGTGTGGCCACTGAGTTTAAACAAAAAGCAGAAGATGAAAATAAATTTAGTGTTGTAATGTCTACTGCCAAAGAAGACCGTCATGGCGACATCGTAAAGCAAGAATGGGACTTGAAAAGTTTTAAGAAAAATCCAGTTTTTCTTGATTCACACAATTACGATTCAATAGAGCACATAATTGGAAAAGTCAAAAAAATAGCTGTTAAAGACAACAAGCTAATTGGAGAGATTGAGTTTATGAGAGACAATCCAAAAGGAGAATTAGCCTATAACATGGCAAAGAAAGGATTTTTAAATGCCACATCAGTCGGATTCATTCCTAAAGAATTTAGCGATAAGGGTGAAATCTTGAAATCAGAACTACTAGAAGACAGTGCAGTATCAGTACCTGCCAACGCAGAAGCTCTATTCGAAAAGTGCCAAGAATGCGAAGAGAAAGAAGAGGAGAAAAAAGAAGAAAAGGACGAAGAGGTGGATCTAGAAGTTGAAAAGACCCTTGAGCCAAGCAAAGCGGAAAGAATCAATAAATATCTTAAAAAGAAAGAAGAAAAGAAAAAAGAAATATTAAAAGAATCACTTGCTGTCATCCAGCGGTTGCAAAAGAGGAAGGTCGACTCACAAAAAAAGCGACAAATGGTGAATCGAGTTATAAAACAGTTAATTAAAATAAAATGAGTGATAAAAAAAAAGAAGAAGTTGTTGAGGAAAATACTGATAATGTGCAAGAGGAGGTTGAAAAAAATCTTGAAAAGCACATCAAGAGTGTTTTCTCAGACGAAAAAAAAGGTATTTCCGAATCTATCAAAGAGGAAATCCAAAAGGATGTTCAAAAGATTCTTGACGAACACAAGAAGAAAATGGAGAAAAAGACAGGTGTTTATAGTGAAGAATCCAAAAAGAATTTAAAAAGAAAAGTTGCTAATAAGTTCTTGAGAGAAGGCTTAAAGAGTTTGATCAATGGACAAGCAACTGAGGAGTTTGAGGCAGTGCAAAAGGAAATGACTACCGATGACACGGCGACTCCTTTCTCAGGCTATATCACTGACTCTTTCTTGTCTGCTGAAATTAGGCACCTTGTAACTCAGTATGGTGTTGCTGCTAGAGAGTTCACCACTGTGACTTTTATGGAGTCTTCTTACCGAGCGAACAACTTAGTTACTGATCCAACTGGATTCTGGGTTGATGAAGCAGGTTCTATTAAGTCAACTGAAGTTGTACTTGGACAGGAGACCTTGACCCTTAAGAAGTTGGCTACAATCGTTACCCTTACTCGTGAATTGCTACAAGAGCAAGAAATTGATTTTATCTCTTTCATCGGCTCAAGAGTAGCTGAAGTATTCGCGAAAATGGAAGACGAAGCCTTCTTTATTGGAGACGGAACCTCAACTTACGGTGGATTCACTGGTCTTTTGAATAATACCAGTGTAAATGAGGTAACTATGGCCGATGGAGATGGTGACTTTACCGATCTTACAGTTAAGTACATGCGAGACATGCAAGACGCTACCCCGCAAGGAGCTCATGCAAATGCTAAGTACTACATGCATCGAAGCATTTTGAATATTGTTCGAAATCTACGTGAGGACGCTGTAAGTGCTGGAGACCAAGCGGGTGCTTATCTTGTTAAGCAACCAATGGGAGATGTAGCAATGAACATCGACGGGTATCCAATCGTTTTGGTTGAGGTAATGCCTAAGAGTTCTGCTACTGCGGTAGACACTTCCTTTGTTCTTTTCGGAGATCTTAAGAAAGCTACGATCAGAGGAACACGAGGCGGAATCGTTGCTGATCGATTTAATAGCGGTTCAGTTAGGAATGTTGCGAACAGTGCTGATTTGAATCTAATCACTACAGACCGAGAGGCTGTACGTTGGATTAATCAAGTTGGTTATATCACAATCATCCCTTCTGCTGTTACAAAATTGACCACAAGCAGTACTTCAAACTAGCAATTAGTTTTTTCCACTGGGGCAATCGCCCTAGTGATAAGCAACTAATATGGACAAATACATTTATAAAAACAAGAAGACAGGACGAATAGTAATGTCCACCGAAGAAAAGCCTGAAAAAGATTGGGAGAAGGTTAATACGTGGAAAACAGGGCAAATGAATTTTAAGAAGATTAAAACCAAGAAATGTACACAAGCGAAGCAAAGTTAGCCAGTTATCTAAATACAACAATCACGACAGGCTCAGCAAAGATTTATATTGAATCAGCTCAAAGATACATTGAACAGATCACAAGGAGAAAATTTGAGGCAGATAAAAATGCAAGCGCTAGGCTATTTGATGGAGATGACAGACAGGAATTGATAATTGATGATTGCATTGAAGTAACTAAAGTAGAGGTTGGAAATAATATTTACGGAGACACTTTCACTGAGGTTACAAACGACACTCAGAACAACTATTTTCTAATGCCGACAAATTATGCTAGTGAAGGTTTGCCAATTAGAAAAATAGGACTGAGAAGCTTAGCTTGGATATATGGACACGCTAACCATAGGATAACTGCCAAATGGGGATATTCAGAATTACCACCAGATGACATAGTTTTTGCCGCCACTGTTATAGCCAGCGGTATGTATTATCAAAATCAAGGTCAAAACTCTGGAGCTATAACGAGGGAGAAAATAGGAAACTATGAAGTAGCTTTTGCAGACCAAAAAGGAGTTAGTGACGCACAAGTGGCACAATCAATTTTAGAAAGTTATAAAAAATATGAGTTATGAGCAGAGTTACCCATTTATTGAATCAAACAGCCACAAGGTATCCGAAAGGAGGCTTTGACCTATACGGAAAGCCAACGGTTGCAGCGGGAGTTGATTTTTCAGTAAGAGCAGAGCCAGCAAGTGAAAGACTAGTAAATCAACAAGGCAGTGAATACATGATCGACACAAGGCTTTTTATAGAACCAGACCAAGCAATGGAACTTGAAGACAAAATAACAATAGGCAGTGATATTTATAAGGTTGAAAAAGTTGAAGTTATGTACGCCGGAGATGGAACCATCAGCCACAAAGAGGTTTTAGTTAAAAGAACAAAAGAATGAATCTTTCAATAACCTTTGACCCTAAAGACTTTCTAACACAACTAAACAAACTTGAAGGCGAGGTTGGTGGAAAAATCACGAAGGCATTGAGAGAAATGGCGCAAGAGCTTAAAAAAGAAAGCGATCAGCAAATACCAAAGAAATATAGAGAACTTGTTGGAACGGGAGAAATAAAAGTAAAAAAGGGAGAAAGCAGTGTTTCATACGATACCGTTTATGCGGCTTATCAACATGAAGGAGGAGACGGCTCGAGAGTGATTAAAAACTACACAACACCTGGAACCAAAAAGAAATACCTTGAAGATCCACTAAAACAAAACTTGAGCAAATGGAATAAGATTTTAGCCGATAACCTACAATAATGTTAAGCGAAAACGTAGCAACATATCTTGAAAACAATGGAATCGGAACTAAAGGAACTGATATTTTTATTGGAGCAATGCCAGACACTCAAGATGACGCTGTTTTAATTGAAGACACTGGAGGAGTTGAGCCGGATAGATATGTGGAAGTTAAAAAAAATACGATACAAAGTACAATAAGAGATGTATCTTATAAGACTGGTTATGAAAAGACAGATAGCATTTATCATTTGTTACATAGAAAATATGACCCAACAGTTTTAGAAATTGGCGGAGTGGATGTGATGTTAATAGAGGCTTTGAGTGAGCCGACTTACATAGGAAAAGATGAGAATGGTCGCTTTATGTTCACAATTAATTCAGTTATTTGGTTTAGAGATGCTTAAAAAAGGACAATTCTGGAAAGAAATTAGATGCACTAATTGCCGTAAGCTTTTAGGCTTGGAGTATATTTTTCAAGGTAGAATACAAATCAAATGTCATAAATGTGGAGAAATGAACGCTATTAAATA